ATAACACTTAACCATACACAAACAGAAGGAGATATAATATGTTTGTAATACTAGCAACTAAACCACTCAACGATGGAACAAAAGGTTTCCGTTTCAACTTCTTCGGTAAGAAGGGTATCATCAGACAGCGAAAGCTACAGTCCAACGGTATCAAGTTTACCAAGGGTGATTGCATGAATGCCTATCACTTTGGCAAGACTACAATCTACACGGAGCAGTCAACCAATAAGACTACTGCTCGTAAGTTTCACCACGTAGCAGGGTAAGGAGGATACCATGACAACTTTTACCAGATCACAACTAACTGAATTACGTAAGCAACTACAATCTGCCCTTGACGGGGCAGTGGATACAGAAAACATTAATGGTGACATAACTATAGATGTAGGCAACTGCTCATACACAGGTGGTGAGGCTACATTCAAAGTCAAGTGCATACTCAAGGGTGCTAAGACTAGGGAACAGATTGACCTAGAATATTACGCTGACTTGCATGGCATCGACACAACTGCCATTGCCAAGCTACAAGGTGAGGACATGAGCATCATTGGCTATAAGTCTAGGGCAAGGAAGAAGCCTTGGATACTACAGAGACTACGTGACGGTGCTGAGTTTGTATGTGATGATAACTTAGCTAAGAAGTTCTTTAAGAAAAGGGAAGAGATAAGAGATCAACCTATTAAAGTAGAGAGGGTATAACAATGAAAAATAGTGTAACAAAAAACAATGCACTCGACTTCACAAACGATGAGTGGAACCAACTGATCGAGGGCAATGGGCTACTGATAATGTGGTTCATCGAGTGGAACAACAAAGATAAGGACAATCCACTACAAATCCAGGATTTCTTTAAACAAAAATATAATATGTCAGCATGTTGTGACCCTTGGCCTATGAAGAATGCTAAGATATCACTTGATGGTAAGTTTGTATCGGAGGGTGATGATGATCTGGAGCCATACTTTCTAATCAATACTGATGATGGCGTTGGGTACATCTACCCTTATGCTTTCGTTGCACTGCCTAAGAAGTCAGGTGGTCACCATATAGTGAGGATGGACTAATGCAAGAGACATGGAAACCAGTACCAGATTTATTACACAAGCTAACACCAGAACAAAATAGTGAATGGGTTAGTAGATTTGAAGTGTCTAGTCTTGGAAGGATTAAATCTGTTAAGAATAAAGACAAGATACTTGTACCCTCTAAGCTTCAAAAAGGATACCTAGTTTTATCTACTAAGATAGGTGGACGTAAAGGTAAGTGTCTAGCTGAGAGGATACACAGACTAGTAGCTAGGGCTTTTATGCCTAACCCAGAGAATAAACCAGAGGTAAACCATAAGAATGGTGACAAAGAAAACAATACCGTTCACAACTTGGAGTGGTCTACACCTAGCGAAAACTCTTTACACTCTGTGCATGTGCTAGGTAATAGACCTGCGAAGGGATGTGACAATCCACTTGCTAGACTTACAGAGCAGCAAGCTGCCTATGTTAAACTAAAGTACGTACCTAGAGATAGGTTATTTGGTGCTAGGGCTATGGGTAGAGAGTTAGGTGTACATCATTCAACTATATTAAAATACTTAGAGGAGGATGTTGAAGATGCTACCCGATGAAATGGAAGCTGAGAAAAACAGAAAGGTAATACTATCTCAGGCTAATACAATAGAAATACTTCAGCGTAATGTGCGTGACTTACAAGGACAACTCAATCTACAGTACGTTAAGAACAAGAAACTAATAGAACAGAACGCTGAAGCTATGGTAATCATAGGTCACTTACAGCAAGAGATAGACTCAATGGAGGAAGTATAATGCAACCAACAAACACTAACGCACATCAACGTGTAAAGCATGAGCCTACAAGACTAAATCAATATGCGTATGGGATACAGAAAGGTAAACCTTGTAGGTTGTTTGGTAATAACTTTGATAGTGTAGCACAAGCGGCTAGGCATTGGGGTATCTCATACTCTTGGGCTAGAGAAATGATTGACAAAGGTATGCATCAAGAGGCAAAGCCAAAGAGACAGATACACAAGGGATACAGATCAAGATGGAGAAAGCAACATGAAACTGTATAAGAATAGCAATGGTGTGTGGGCAGGTACACAAGCTGACGCACGTAAGTATTGCGGCAAGGACTACAGCACTGTCGATGTACCAACTGACAAGCCTAATCTGTTAGGGTTTCTTAACCTCAATCAGGTGGGTAGTCTAGCCAGTAGTCCTACCTTGGAAGAGGTAAGAACTGGTAAGCCTAACAAGGAAGCAATGTCCTGGTTTAGGTGGGCGCATGACTGTATGCTACGAGGGCAGTATGAAGATGCAAAAGAAATGTTAAGGAAAGGATTGATAGATGATAGAGCTACTACTAGCAGTGATTGAAGAACAGAACCCTATCCATAAGTATTGCATGGACAAGCATGATCACTGGACAGGTAGGGCAGCGTGTGTCCAAGAGTTACGTCATGCCCAACGCAAGATGGAAGTAGAAGAACTAAGAGAGTTCTTGAAAGCTAACCCACATTACAAGTATCCAGGAATGGCATTACCTAACGGTAGAATAAAACCACTTGACGTATGCTGGGGATCTGATAAAACTTATTACATAGGAACTGACAAAGTTAAAAAGGAGAAGTGCTAATGTCTTATGAAGTATGGTTTGGTAAGAATGGTAAGTGGTTTGGTTACCACTCATTCAAGCATCGTATGGATGCTGTACGCTATGAACTACGGTATCTAAATGTATTCAAAGACTTAACTGTAGAGATAAGGAGGAGGGAACATGAGAGTCAGTAAGGTTGTACCCATAGACAGGGTACTCAATGAGTGTAGACGTAGGGCAGATGATGCTTGGTGGGATGGCAAAGATGATGAAGCCAAGCTACATGAGCAAGAAGTAAAACTATATGAACAAGATAAACAGGAGGGTGTACTATGGGTTCCGAACTTTTAGCAGCAGCATTCCCATTGGTACTAGCAGTGGCATGGACAATAGGCTTTGTCTTATTGTGGATAGCAAATCTAAATGGAAAGTGATGACGATGCAGAGGATACGAACACGCCTTTCGATGATGTTACACATTGGGTGGGTAACCTACCTCGTAAGGGTACTGATAGCGATGAGCGTACTAACAAACGTAATACTAGGAGGAAGACTAAATCAAACTTTCTCCGCAAGAAACTGGGATTGGAAGAGAAACAATAAACCTAATGTAGTGCGTCCATTAGACGCATTGCTAGGGGATGGACATTGTAGTAGAGCTTGGGCTTACTGGAAGGTTAGGAGAAGATGGTAAACAAATATAAGAATATCCCGAAGCATAGTGCCACACTGGAAGAGGTGATAAACTTCTACCGTAACTCAGATGTGTATCGTAGGTTGTCCTCCTCCTCACAAAAAGACTACGACAACCATCTGAGTGCTACCTTGATTACTGAGGTAGAGGGCAAGATGCTTCGGGCATATCGCTGTAAGAACTTGAAGGTTCGACACATCACACAAGCGTATGAGCAGTGGCTACAGATTGGTACACGCACAGCTAACTACAGGCGCAGTGTATTATCTGCAGCCTGGAAACACGCCATGCGACATGATGTGATGATTCATAATCCAATCTCTTTGGTTGAGACAGTTGCAGAAAAACCAAGGAGAGTGCATTGGAGTCGTGAACAAGTGTCAATCTTTCTTGACACATCTTACAGTGACTTTCGTTGGCGTAGCATTGGACTGATTGTGCATATGGCATACGACTGGGGTCAACGTGTAGGTGACATACGTCTACTTACATGGGATAGTTTAGACCTAAACCATTGTCGTATTGATATGACTCAGAGCAAACGTAATGCAGAGGTACACCTCCCTATCTCTCAAGGTTTGTGTTCAATGTTACGTCAACAGAAGGAGGAGTTTGGCTTTCAAGAGTACGTAGCACCAAGAGTCAAGCCAAGAGCAGGAGCATATACACCCTATGACAAAGAGGAAGTATCGTTATATATCAATAAGATCCTGGACGAAGCTAATCTACCTAAAGAACTTACGGCTATGGATCTACGTAGGACAGCGGTGACTGAGATGATGGAAGGTGGTGTTGACATGGTGGGTATCATGCAGGTGACAGGCCACCAGAATACAGCATCAGTCAAGCCATACATGGTCAACACATTCAGTGGTGCAAGCAAGGCACTAGCAGCGAGAGGGGTAAAGGAAGATGAATAAAAGAGTTAGGACTAAAGAATACAAAACTTGGGATGCTGAAAGAAAAAGAAAAACTTATCAGCGAGGTCAAAGAATAATAAGAAGGTTTAAGTTATTTAAAGGTTGTGCTGAGTGTGGATACAAAGAACATCATTCAGCATTAGAGTTTAATCATATAATTAGATCACTTAAAAAACATACGGTGGGAAAGCTTGCACATAAAGCAGTGTTAAAAAATGGAACTAAAGGAAAGGAAGAGTTAAAACTTGAAATGTCTAAATGCGAAGTGTTATGTGCTAACTGTCATAGAATAAAAACATTTACAGAACAACATTGGGATACAGTAAGATGACTGCATACGTGAAGAAGACTAACATCAGAGAGTTTATCAATAGCCTTGACCTCAAGGATGGTGAGCGTCACAGGTGTGACTGCCCTTCACCTGACTGTCGAGGTAAGAATACATTTACTGTAGCTAATATATTTGGTGACATAAAGTACAACTGTTTCAAGCTAGGCTGTAGAGTTGGTGGTATATACGACACTGGTATGACAGCAGCAGAGATATTCCTACACATGAATGAGTTACAATTTAAACGTGCGTATACAAACATAAAGAAAGCGAAAGAAACTATGGAGATACCTGAGTATGTAGTCACACCTAAAGCAACACACACCAAGCACCAACGCTACATAAGACGTTGGGGCATAGCACTAGGTGATACTATGTATGATGTAAAAGATGAACGTGTAGTCTTTCCTATCAAGCATGAAGGTAGGATCGTTGATGCTGTAGGTAGGGCAGTAGGTAAGAAGCAGAACCCTAAGTGGTATCGCTACACAGGTGAGGCTGACTACTACACAGTAGGTGATGGCTCTACCCTGCTCATAGTTGAGGACGTTGTGTCTGCTGTGATTGCAGTACAAGAGATGCCATACATCACAGCTATGGCTATCCTGGGTACGTCAATGAACCCCAAACATTTTGAGAAGATAGGTGAGTATGACAAGGTAATCATTGCACTTGATCCTGATGCTATTGGTAAGACAGTAGAGTATCGCAGAGAGATAGAGTTGTGGACAGGACGTAAGACAACTGCTATGAACCTACAAGATGATATCAAATATAAGATGGAAGAAGACTTAGAGAAACTAAAGGAGTTATGTAATGAGATTAGCAATAGTGATTGACGTTGATGGTGACATCATGTATGTACCAGAGGGTGCAGTGTTTGAGAACTACCCCAAACCTAAACTGTTCGACAACTTAAAGGATGCACAAGAGGAGTGCGCTAAGTGGAACACTGGTATAATAGTAGACTTTGATACAAATAAAACTGTACCAATAGTAAGAAGCTTCGATGATGAGGAACGAAGAAGATCAATGGAACGAGAGGAGATGAACCAAGATGATGGAACTAGCACTACTAAAGACGCTACTCAGTAAAGATTTTTACGATCAACACAAAGGTATACGATGCCCAGATAAAATCTTTACCAAGGATGTGCGTAAGATAAAGCAAGCACTAGATGCAGCTATGGATACATATGGTGGTGACCTATCTGTGTCTGACTTACAGGCTGTGTTCAACCGTATCAATGCAAGCATGACCACCGCTACACGTACTGCTTATGAAGATCTCTTCAAGCGTATTGAGATAGCTGAACCTATCAAAGGTGAGATAGCAGAGGACACATTGTCGCAGTTGTTTCAGCAGCATGTGGGTGACCTTGTAGCTAACCTTGGCTTTGACTTTGTGAATGGTGCAGAGAATAGCCTTGAACCTTTACGTCAACTACTAGAGGAATACAAAGATGACTTTACTCCAAATCTTCGTGTCGAGTGGGATGATCATAGTCTTGATACTATCCTTGATGCAACGGCACTTGAATCGAAATGGAAGTTTAACATATCCAGTCTGGCTCGTAGGGTGGAGGGTATCAGTGGCGGTCATCTTATCTTGGTTGGCGCTCGTCCTAATACTGGTAAGACTAGCTTTCACGCCTCACTTGTAGCAGCAGACGGTGGCTTCGCACAACAAGGTGCAAAGGTTACAGTGCTGTGCAATGAGGAAGCTTACACACGTGTAGCTGCACGATACATTAGTGCCTCATCCAACATGACAATGACTGAGGTACGTACCAACAAAGCACTGGCTAACAAGAGATACCACCCTGTGTCAGAGAACATACAGTTCAAGGACAGCACAGGTAAGGGTATGGACTGGGTTGAGTCAGTGGTAAAGTATGAACGTCCTGATATACTTATCCTGGATATGGGCGACAAGTTTGCCGACATCAGGTCAGAACGATCAGACATAACTCTCAAGGCAGCAGCTATCCATGCACGTAACATAGCCAAGCAGTATGACTGCTCTGTGATATGGATGTCTCAGCTATCAGCAGAAGCAGAGGGCAGGGCTGACCTGAACCAAGCTATGATGGAAGGTAGTAAGACAGGCAAGGCAGCAGAGGCTGACCTCATGGTACTAATAGGTAAGACACAACAAGCAGAAGGAGAAGAGGATGATCCTATAAGATACTTAAACATAGCCAAGAACAAACTTAATGGCTTCCAAGGTAAGATTACTTGTGTGCTTGACGGTTCCAGATCAGTGTATTCAGCATGAGGTTGGTGTTAGACGTAGAGAATACGACAACAAAGCGTGACGATAAGTTACACCTAGATCCGTTTGAACCTGACAACTATCTAGTACAGGTAGGCTATCTTGATGCCGATGATCCTGAAGCTACTCTCTCTATCAGAACACTAGATCATAACGAATCAAAAGATGATATAGGATTTGAAAGACTAGAGATACAGTGGACACTAGACAATACCAAGCTACTGATAATGCACAACGCACAGCACGACTTGATGTGGTTGTGGGAGTGTGGTTACAAATATGATGGTGACATCTATGACACTATGCTTGGTGAGTATATACTAGATCGTGGACAGAGAAGAGGTCTAAGCCTTGAGGCTTGTGCGGAACGTAGGCAGTTAACATTTAAAAAGCAAGACACACTAAAGAAATACTTTAAGGAAGGAAAGAACACAAATGAAATACCTTATGAGGAGCTTTGTGATTATCTCAAGTATGATTTGCTTACTACTTGCGAGTTGTTCCATGCCCAAGAAAAAGAATACAGCCAACCCGATGCCGCCTCTCTCAATACCGTTAGACGTGTTACCTTCAACACCTGTAAAACCCTTACAGAAATCTATATGGCTGGATTCAAAGTCAATCTTCAAGAGTTGGACAGAGTAGCAAAGGAGTACGAGCATGAGAAAGCTGAGATCGAAACACGTCTGCAAAAGAAAGTCAGGGAAGTTATGGGCGACACTCCGATTAACCTTCGGTCACCTGAACAGAAGTCACAAGTCCTCTTCAGCAGAAGGGTACATGACAAGAAGGAATGGGCTGATCTCTTCGAGTTCACACAAACACAAGAAGAGTTTAAGGATGCCGTTGCAGCCAACTCCTCACCGATCTACAGGACAACGGCTTACACCTGCACAAGTTGCGAAGGGCAGGGTAAGGTATTCAGAACTAAGAAAGATGGAACAAAGTTTGCAAGAGCTAATAGATGCAAGGATTGTGATGCACAAGGGTACAAACTAAAGAACAGAGAACAAGTAGCAGGGCTACGCTTTACTGCACCAAGCAAGAAGTGGGTCAGTGCCAATGGATTTAACACAGGGAAGGATGAGTTAGATGTACTATCTTCAACTGCTAAACAAAATAGAATGGACGAA